TGACCGTCCAGAGTTTAGTTACGGTAAGGATCATCTTGATTGCACGGTAGACCTCTACGAAGTTCTGTGCAGCCGCAATGGCAAACAACGCCACAAACGCACCAGTGACAGCGCCGATTACGGGAGCCAACTCTCTTATGTTTGCGGATATGTAACCAAAGCCATCTGCAACGTCGTTGATCCTATCAATAATGAACCCAAGGGTTGTAGAAAGCGGGCCGCCAATGGCGTTATCGAACTCACTGATCATGCCAAGAAATTGACCCGCAAAGCTTTCAACCGCCGAAACCATCGCTTCCATCCTTGCCGAGAAGGTTCGATCCATCTTATCTGCGATGGCTTGGAAGGCAGAGCCCTCTTTCGTCATCTCCCTCAAGGCTGCAGAGACTTCGGTGAATCCAATCTGACCCTCTTCCGCCATCGTCCTAATTTCTTCTGTGCTCACGTCAAGAATGTCTGCCATTTGCTGGTAGATCGGGATACCCTGGTTTGCGAACTGCATCAGGTCGCGGGTGTAGGCTTTTTGGTTAGCCTGGATTTGACCCATGTTGCGAGCCATGTGAGTTAGTTCACCACCAGTAGCAGCGGCGACAATAGCCAGTCGCTCCACTTGGTCGATAGCCTTGTTTGTCTCGATCCCGAAGCCCATCATGGTTCGGGCGGCTGCACCAACCTCTTTCGCGGTGAAAGGAGTTGCTTGACCGATCTCCACAAAGCGCTTATAGGCATCGGTGGCCTGCTGGACGCCACCAGTAAAGCCCTGCAGCTGAATAAACAGGACCTCCATCTCCATGCCAGTACTGATGAAGCTCCTGACTCCGTTTACCAGCATGTTGAACGACCCCATGAGGGTGTCTGCTGCGATCTGAGAGGCTATCAGGTTGTCCCGAAAACCGCTGATGCCACCGCCTCCTGATCCACCGCCACTGCCCATCTTTTTCAGGGCCTCGTTGACCCCATTGATCATCTGCTCGACTTTCTTCCACTCAGCAGTGACAGTCTTGCCATCGTCGGCGTATTTCCTTGTATTACCCTGCAGATCCTTCAGCAGCTTTAGCTGCATTCTTAGCTCGTTTGGCGTTTTACCAAACTCATTATTCATCAACTTGGCAGCTTGCTCAACCTGCTTGACCTCTTTGCCAACTTTCTCTACACCTTCGGCAATGATCTTATCGCCTTCTACCTTCAGATGAACTGCAACTTCCGTTTCTTTTCCTAGGGCATCGCCAAGCGCCTTGCCCATTCCCTGCACGCCCTTCTCGTAGACGTCGAAGAACGCATTGATCGAGCTAATAGCCTGGGCGTTATCTACATCTAAGTTGAGAATCAGCGGCTGAGTCACGTCGTAGGCTCAAATCTACATATAGCCTTCCCAATAAAAAGACCCCTTTCGGGGTCCAAGCATTGCATTTAGTTTTGCCGTAAGTATTGCGGTTACGGACTTCAGGAGACGCTGGTGACCACGACGGTCGCAACGCCAGGGGTTCCTCCCACTTCGGTAAGGGTAAGGACGTCGCCATCCGTGTAACCCGTACCAGCCGCAGTGATGTTGACTGCGGTGACATCGCCAGAGCCATCTGTGTCGACAGTAGCGGTGGCGGAGGAGCCAGTGCCACCAGTGACGGTGACGGCGGCTCCTGTCTGTGAAGCGGTGAAGGCTGTAGTGGTCGTAGCGGCCCCTACAGTAGCAACACCCCCAATCAGCTAATTACCAGCGTTCTCGTCGAGTTCAACGACGTAGCTGCCGTAACCAGTTAGCTCGCACTCCCAGGATACGATGGAAGACACTTCGTTGGACTCGGTGTAGCCCATCAGGGTGCCGTAGCCGTAAACGGTCTCAACAGTGCCAGTGGGGCCCACACGAGCGATCTTCACGCGGAGGCCGTCAGCCACGGTATTCTGCTCGGTGAGACGCAGGATCTGGTAGCCAGCATCCTTGAAGTCGGCGACACCAGCCAGGGACATGGTCCAGGTCTTGGTGGTAGCCACGGCCTGATTGAAGCCCTTGGTCTCGTTGTCGTAGGTGTAGATGTCCTCAGAACCAGTTTCGGTCTCCAGGGAGGCGCTGGTCAGGCCGTACAGGCGCACGGGCTGCATGGTGCCATCAGTGGGCTCGGCGGCAGGGGTGGCGCCAATCGAGAACACGCCATCGGCGTAGGAGATTTTCTCGTCCTGAGCGATGATGTTGGTGGTGTCGACGAAATTGCCAGCACCAGAACCTACGCCACCAGTGACGCCAGTGAAAGAGGTGTCGACGGATTCTGCCTTGAGGGGGATCAAATACAGATCGTACCCGAAGGCAGCGGAGAAGTTTGCCATATAGAAGAACGGACCTGGATCCGCATGAAGGTACCTCGGACCTTCTACGGCCCGTTAAACTATTCTTCCTATGAGCCTCAGAGCGCAACAATAGCGTCGTCGGAGGTTATCATAACCTTATTTTGCACCAAGGAACCGAGTCCGTCGGTGGTTGCAACCGTCTGCAGTGCTTTAGCCCCGTGAAAGCGCCTCAGGATCCTTTCTGTGGCTACATGGAGGTCTGCACCAGTAGAAGGCTCCCAGGAGATCAAGAAGACGCTCCAGGTCGTCACAAGGTCGAGATCGTCGGTGAGATAGTTCCTCTGTCTTATGTCGCCTGCGTCCTGAATAATACACTCAACCCCTTGAACATTTCTGAGGGAAGGTAAATCTTGACCAGCACTTACGACAGACAAAGCTGTTACTGGACCACCACCATCCTTGAACTCATAGCTGCCCAAAAGCCCCGTAAACGTAGCATCCGCTGCCAGGGTGTCGTAGATAACTTGTGCTGATGTAGGAAATGTCTGCACGAGTGCCCTGAAAACGCTGATTTAGTGTTCCTTTCAGGTATCCTTAAGGTAAGACATAACCACGGAGGCCTCATGAAGCCCAAGAATACAGAGATTTGCTCTCGTGGTGCTGTCTGGACGCTAATCTGATGCACCATTCGCAGGACTACACTCCCGTCTACGAACGAGTTTCAGATTACCTTCATAACATGACTGCTCTAACTCGCGGTGAAGCCCGCCGCCAATGGCGCCAAAGCATCAAGGACGCATGGAACAACCGCTGCGCTTATTGCGGTAACCCGCCTATTGATGACGAGTCCCTAACGATTGACCATGTTCGCCCCAAGTCCTGTGGCGGTGAAGATCGCACTTCAAACGTAATTCCTGCCTGCCGCGAGTGCAATCAGGATAAGTCTAGCCAGGAATGGGTTGCTTGGTACCGCATGCAGCCCTTTTACAGGATTGAGTCCGAATGGAGGATCCGCCAGTGGCTGTCTGGCGGCCTGCTGAACTTCGGTCCTTACGACGAAGAAGACTCACGCATCGTAGATGAGTACGCCAATCAAATCATGGGGGAGTGGCCTAGTTAAGGACCACTCCCTCTTCACATACCACTTTTGTGTGGATATGGGGAACGGAGAGTGTGTATTTGTTCCCGTGGTCATCGGTGAAAACCCTGGTCTGCAGTGACGCGGATTCCTGGGCGATGAGTAGCCCCGTCCAACCATTGCCAGACCTTGTGGGATGCAGAAGCATAGCATCCTTAGCTACGAAAGCGCAGTTTTTTGGCGTGTAGCTCAAGTCAGCTCCAGAGGCGACCTCCTTGAAGCAGAATAAGGCCCAAGGGGGCAGCTTCCGTTGTTTTGCAAGGCTAACCATAGCGCTACCAAAGTAGTCCTCTGGTCCGTTAACACCTCCAGCAGGTTTGTAGAAGGAAAAGTCCTCGTAGGAGTAACCCTTCTTATTCTTCTTCGGATCCCTGTCTTTGTTTGCCAGGATAGACGAAACCATGGCTATTGGTCTCTCCGAGTCATGAAGAGACTCCCTTTTAAGCTCTGTCCCCTTCGTGTAAGCCTCTAGGACGTAGTTGAAGGGGAGCAGGGCGTATGCGCCCAGGGAAAATTCGGGATCCCCTGGGTACATCTGCTTGAGGCGCCAGTAGTACACCTCAAAAGGATATGGCTTCTCCTGGAGGC